CCACGCTTCTGCGCGATCAGGTAGCGGTTCGGACCGGAGCGCACCCAGCGCTGGCCGACCACCCAGTCCGCATCGCCGGCGCCGGTCGCCTTGAACGAGCAGTCCCAGCTGTCGATCCAGCGACCGCCGAGGAACGTGGTCGGATCGACGTACACCACCCGACCGTCCTCGGTGGCCCGCCCCGGGTCGGTGGTCCAGAACCGCCACCAGCCGGTGTCGAAGATCATGCCTCGAGCAGGCGCAGGCCGCTGCTGGTACATCGCCGAGAACGTGTAGGTGCCCACGGCGCGCTTGGTGTTCTCCCAGCGCATCGAGGCTTCCTCGGCGTTCTCCTGCAGGATCGGGCTGAGCAGAGGCTGACCCTCGGTGCGGCCGAGCAGGTCGCCATCGCCCTCCGCGATCGCCGGCAGGCTGATCCGCTGCCAGTCCCGCGGATCTCCCTCGTAGTCGTTCGAGAACAGCCGGCCGATGAAGTCGTCCTCGTGCCAGCGCGTCATCACGACCAGCACCAGGTACGGCGGCTCGAGGCGGGTCTGCGCGACCGAGAGCCACCAGTCCCAGAGGTTCTGCCGGATCACACTCGAGTGCGCCTCGATGAAGTCCCGCACCGGGTCGTCGATGATCAGCACACGCGCTCCGCGCCCCGTCAGCGCTCCACGGACGCTTGTCGCATACACGCCACCACCCTCGAGCGTCTGCCACGTCCTGGTGGCGCCTGAGTCCGGGGAGAGGGCAATTCCCAGGCTCGGGGTGTCCTCGATGATGCGCCGCACCTCACGCGCCCATCGTCCGGTCAGCTGGCCATCGTAGCTGGCCGTCACGATCGACCACTCCGGATGCCGACGCAGCAGCCAGATCGGGGTGTGCTTGCTGATCAGGTTCGACTTCCCCGCTCGAGGTGGCATCGAGATGGCCAGCTGCTGGTTCTGCCCGCGCTCCACCTTCTGCACCGCCTCGAGCACACGCGAGCTCAGGTAGTCCAGGTGCGGCCGGTCCCGGAACAGCGGGTCGATCTCCTTCGCCTGCAGGCTGGGCATCGCCGGCAGCCCGATGCCGTGGCGGACCCGGTAGGTCCTGGTGATCTGGGCTATCCGGCTGATCACCTCCCTGCCCTCGGCGTCGGACGAGGCTGTCAGCATCTGCTGCTTCAGCGACTCGATCGCCGCCTGCAGGTCCAGCTCGTCAGTCGAGCCCAAGATCACCATGCTTCACACCCTCCTGCAGCACCAGCACCTGCAGCTGCTCGAGGGCCTGCTCCATCTCCTGCCGCACCTCCACCCGCATCCGGATCGCCGTCGGCGCGTACATCCCGTTCAGCCGGCTGCGCTCCTGGCTGATCTTCAGGTAGCGGTCGATCGCCTCGTACTCGCCGTCCAGCGCCTTGGCCCAGATGGCAGCCTGCAGCCTGTCGAGCCTGGCGTTCTCGAGGTCCCGCTTCTCCTCTACGGACTCGGCGGGGATGCCCTCCGAGAGCGCGTCGCGCACCAGCAGGCTGGCCTGGGTGGGACTGACGTCGATCCGCTCCGCGATCTGCGCGAAGGTGAGCCCGGCGAGCCGGTACGACAGCGCCGAGATGGCCTGCACCCGCCGCCTCTCCTTGTCGCCCGTTGTCGTCATCGGCACGATGTTGGACACCGCCGCCGCGGCCTCCGCGATCTCGGCTGCGCGATCACGAGGCTTCGCTCCACGCTGCGCCATCTACTTCACCCCGCTGCGACCTGGCTGCCGCTCTCCGTGTCGGTGGCGTACGCCAGATCGTTCATGTCCTCGAAGGTCAGGCCCGGCAGGCTCTTCGTCTTCACCTCGAAGGAGTGGAAGCAGCTGGGGCAGACCACCTGCGTGGTGTGCGTGTTCACCGGGTTGGCCTCGGTCACACTGGTGACGCGGCTGGTCGCCGCCGCCACGTCGCTGGCGTTGATGGCCTCGGTGATGGCGCCGATCTCCAGGTCGATGTCGGGGAAGTAGGAGTCCAGCAGCCCCTGCTCGAACTCGCGCAGCTCCTGCACCAGGGCCGCATGATCCCACGCCGTCATCTCGCCGGTGCGGTTGTCGATCAACCGGTACTCCTTGGCCTGGTCCTCCGTCAGGTCGGCCACGTACACCGGCACCTCGGTCCAGCCCAGCTTCTGCAGCGCCTGCAGCCTGGTGTGCCCGACGATCACCACGTACTCGGAGTCGACGACGATCGGCTGCTGATAGCCGTACCGGTCGATCGACTCCGCCACCGCGTCGACAGCGCGCTTCGGGATCCGGCGCGGGTTGTTCGGGTAGGGCTTGATCTCCCCGATCGGCAGCACGGTCAGCTCAGGCAGCTCCACTGGTCTCCTCCTTCAGCTCGAGCGGACGGCCGGCCATGATGTCATCGCGGCTGACCTCCATCATCCACGTGTGGAAGCACGAGGGACAGACGAACTCCGCCTTCGTCTCCAGGTTGTCCCACATCTGCTGGTGGGCTGCAGCGGCGGATGCCGCGGCCACCTGATCCAGGCTCAGCCCGTCCTCCTGGATCATGGCGATCTCCGGGAAGAACGAGCTCATCAGCTGGTGGTCCAGCTCGGTCAGCTCGCCCAGCAGCTCGTCGATCGACCACGAGGTGTACTCGCCGGCGCGATTGTCGACAATGCGCAGCTGCTTGATCTGGTTCTGGTTCAGCCCCTCGGCCCGCACCACCTGCACCCGCTTCTCCTTCAGCCGGCGGATGGCCGAGTAGCGGGTGTGCCCGATGATGATGACGTTCTCGTCGTCCACCACGATGGGCTGCTGGTAGCCGTAGCGCTTGATCGACTCGGCGACGGCGTTGACGGCCTCGTCGGTCACCACCCGCGGGTTGCGCCAGTACGGCTTGATCTGGTCGAGCTCGAGCCAGAACGGCTCAGAAGTTCGAGGGGATGTGCTCATCGGGGTGCTCCTCCTTGTACTTGGCCTTCGCCTTCAGCTGGCTGGTCGTCAGCATCGGCTTCGAGTATTCGATGTCGCGGTAGAGCTTCGAGTAGCCGGTGACGTGCTTCAGCCTGGCCAGCTCCTCCGCCTCGAGACCGAGCTTGTTACAGATCTCCTCGTCGGCCACGCCCTCGCTCAGCATCGAGAAGACCAGCGAGCCCATGCCCTGCACCGAGTGCTTGCCTCGAGCGCGGTTGTGCCGGACGGTGGAGGCGATCCGGTCCTCGATCGACTTCTCGATCACCACCACCGGCATGTAGCCATTGGTCGAGTCGTAGATGTCCTGGTAGCGCTTCATCGTGGTGTAGCGGTGGAAGCCGTCGACGATGATGTAGCGGCCCTCGCCGCCCTGCGCATCCGGGTCGTACATCGCCACCACCGGCTGGGTGTAGCCGTCCTCGAAGATCGAGGTGTGCAGCAGCCGCATCTCCTGGTTGGCCACCGAGTTCGGGTTGTAGTCGTTCGCCTGGATGCGCGAGATGTGGATCCACTGCACAGCGCCGACCGGCATGTCCTTGGTCAGCACCTGCTTCGGGTAGGTGATGCGCAGCAGCTCGTAGGCCTCGCGCACCCGCTTGTTCACCTCATCTACCAGCTCCTGGATGTCGGCGTCGACGCCGTGCTCCTCGCTGATCCAGACCTTTCCTTCGGCGACGGCGGTTCCCGTCACCCCGTTGTCAAGCTGTGGCACGGCCGATCTCCTCACTCTCGTCGTACTTGCCGAGACGCTTCTGCTCGATCTTCCAGCGCGCCCAGTCCCGGTCCTTCCCCGGGTGCCGCTGCGCGGTCATCCAGGCGTTCATGTTGGAGCCGTAGACGTCGTTCACCAGCACCATGTAGAGCACGAGGCGGGCGATCTCCCGGCGCGGGATGTAGGGCAGCTGCTTCTCGGCGTTGACCTGCATCCGGCGGAACTTCTCACGGTCCTCCGGCTGCACGACCAGGTGCTCCAGCAGATACTCGGTGTACTCGATCCAATTGTCGAACATGTAGGGCAGGTGCTGCATGTAGTACGTGGCGATCTCGTCGCCGACGTGGCCGTAGGTCGAGATCCCCACGAGGCGCTTCGTCGCCCGCTCCCAGGTCTCCGGCTCCAGCTCCTGCAGGTAGTCCAGCGACCACTGGCTCTGCTCGTGATGGAACGAGCTCACCCGCATGTTCTGCACCTTCACGCCGTACTGGAAGAGCTTGTTGTAGAAGTCGTTGTACTCCCAGCCGTGCTCGTCCATCGCCTTCCAGACGTCCCGGTAGGTCCAGTCGTAGATCGGGTGGAAGAGGTAGTGGCTGGGGTTGCGCTTCTCCGCCGGCGTCGATCCGGATCCCGAGCACCAGGTCGCCCACTTGTAC